CATTTGTTTTTGTTCAGCTTGTTGCATCAATGTTTTTTCAATCATTGATCTTTTTTCTTCTAACATTTCATTATATGACATGTCATCTACAGCTCTAAACATCACTCTAGATGATCTCTTAGAAAATTCATTAGTAAGAACATTAATTACATTAGGAATAATAGGATAGAACTTAAGCTCAAATGCAGATACATCTTCTTTAGTGAGTGTATCTATTAAATCACCCATCTCATTATCTTCCTCCACTATATAATCTTGCTTATCTATAATACCCTTAGCTAGTTTATAGTTTTTCATTAGACGTCTAGCATTACGTCTAAGTTGTTTCATGCCTTGAAACTCTAACCAGTCAAGGTTCCATGCCCTCCACTGATCATCTTTTTCTTTTTCAGAAACAAACTGAAACGGTTGTATAAGAGTACCCATCTTGTTGTACTCTACTTTAGCTCCAGCTTTTAATTGTAAGGCATTATATATTTGCATGATAATTAATTAGTTAAAGTGATAGGAGCATCTGAACTAAGGTATGTTACTGTTATACTAGTAGTTCCTGCAGCAGTTGTTGATGTTGTACATGAATAAATGCCGGCATTTAAATCTGAAATTGTAATTGTTGTTACCATTTTATCTTATATTTTTAAAAGCATTACGAGAAGGTCTGGTCATACCATTATTTTTACCAGAACTACCAATATGCCTAAAAGGACTATAATTTAATTTACTAAATTTTTGTGAGTTATCCAAGTTTTTATTTGTAACTTCTATACGTTTAGATAATCCTCTATTAGATTGCTGTACCTTGGCAAAAGCTACAAGTGAACAGAATGCTACCAATCTATCCACGTTTAATCCTTCTTGGTAAGCTTGCATTTCTTTTAAAAGCATTGGATCAGGAATTCTTTCCACCCCATATATAACTTTAGTAATGGTACCATCTACATCTGTTTCCTGATCTATTTCTTCTTGTAAGAACTCAATACCATATGATAACAAGTTTCCTTTAAAAAGAGTTCCTACGTTTTTCCATCCATATTCTTGGAATACATTTCGGTTAGCTCCAATATCTTTTAAAAATAAAATCATATCTTTAGGAACTAAGTATCTTTGTTTCTTCTTAGATATCATGTATTGAATAAATAAAGCTACGTTATTCTCCACTAAAGCCCAGGCATTATACCATTCAATCATTATCTCTAGACGTTCATGAGTTTTATTAATATCATCAAACCTACCACACCATGAAGCAACTATAGCATCTCTTTCAATAGAGTTTTCAACTTTACCATTTCCCTCATCTTTTATAACTTCTACTGAGTTTTTAAGAATGTATATACTACATAATGAATCAGATGTAGTTGTTTTACCTTCTCCTACAGGATCAATTGATGCATAGTACATACCAAATGTCGGATTTTTACAAGGACGTTCATATACACATATTACTCCTTCTTTATCATCAGACTTTCTACTTATAGGAAACTCCCTAATTGGAGCTTTTCTAGAAACCTTATCTACAATTTTACCTTCAGCATCTCTTGTAAGTTCCAGATATTCAACAGGATATGCTTTATCTTCTATACGTTGTAATTGTTTAGAAACAAGATGAGGAGGAAATACAGATTCTTTTCTAGTAGCAAATGCTTCCTCTATGCATGTTGGTTTCTGAGATATACGAAGTTGGTATTGATCAGGAGGAAGATCTTTATACCATTGTTTACGTTCTTCAAATATAGCTTCTAAAGCTTCTTTAACTAAAGAGTTACCAGCTTCATCTATATAAGGAGGCATTGACCACTGCTCTGGTATAAACAAACCAGTTTCTCCTATAGTGCCTTTTTTATCTAATAAATTACTTGTAATAGCAAACATCCCATATCTATTAGGATGTAGTATCATATCTTTTAAAGGTTGGCATTGTTCAAGATCACCTACAGAACCAGCTGCTATAAACGTACCTGTAGTCACCATACCAGATTGCATAGCTGGTCTCATNAACTCATATGTATCCATCATCTTAGGAGCAATACCTGCCTCCTCATGAAAGAAGTATGTTACAGGTCCACCCACACCATTAGTTGGATCTTTCTCAAATGATGTACCTGTAATGATAGATTTATTACCCCTGTAGGTATCTCTTCCTCCAATCCTGACCTTTATTCTTTGTTGCCATGAGAATATCTTATCAGGTTCAGATGGTCTGTACCAGGCTGTATGTTCGTTAAGGAAATTTCTATATTCATTAAGCATCCTCCAAGATCCTTTCTCAGAAATATAATCTTTAAGACTAGCTCCTATTTTATTTACAGAACCTTCTTCAAACCAATAAGCATTGATTAGTTTGGCCATGTGAAAATAAGAAGAAGCTATCTGACGTTTCTTTAGAATAGGAAGATGTTTATAATATAGTTCACCAAGACATTCGTACAAAGCCATATGATACTGAGCATCTCTCACTTTAGCAAAGTCAAAACGTTTTTCTTCTTTGTCATAAATTGGTAAAAAGTTAAGCCACATGTAATAGTCTCTAGTGACATACCATGTTTTTTCTTCTTCTTTATAAATAACTCCCCATCTACATTTAGATTTTTGTTCATCCCAATAAGCCATAAAGTCTTTACTCTTCAATGGAGCTTGACAATAATATCCTTGTTTTTGAAATTTTCTAGCTTCAATATTAAATTGCTTAGATATTTCCACAGTTAGACCATATCCCTCATCAGGACCGGCATCTTTAAATATAGAACGTATAAAATCAATAAACTCTTCACGTGTATAAAATGTTGTTAGATCCCACACACCATTATCATAAGTAGGTATTTCTATATAGTAATTACTTAATTTATTCACGTGTAGTATTTACTAAAGTTTCCATTATTTCTGACATCATATCATTAATTTTTTGATTATAATGTTTAGTAAAAGATTCAAATTCAGGATTTGTTTTTGTTAATTCTTCTAATTTAGAAGATCCTTCGTTAAGTTTATTTAAAAATAAATTAATAGGTACTTCTCCTTTTTTTAATGATTCTGCAACATCTTTCAAAAAAATTTTTTCTTCTTCTGTTTTAAATGATNNATCATTTAACATCTCATTTAATTTTTCATCAATGTTTATTTCTTCTGCTTCTTTTTTAATTTTTTCTGACATAGTATTTATTTTTTGGTTATTGATCGTAAGCTAAGTTTTTTGTAGTTCAACAACAACCACTACCTGGTTTACAAGAAGTATTTTTTATTTTTGTAGTAGGTATACCACAATGATCTTTAGCTAAACAATCTGTTTGTTTTGCAGTTAATAAAAAATTATCTCCATTAAAATCTAAACCAAATCTATTTATTGTTTCTGCTTGATATTCTATTTCAACATTTAAATCTTCATTACCAAAAAGTGGTTGTGCAGATATAATAATATTTTGAAGTTTTTGTGGTTCAAGTCTGTGTTCAAAATCATCTGCCACCCATAATTGAAGACTAACATTTTTTTCCATTCTAATAGTTCCTCCACAATCTATAAAATGTTTTGTATTTAAACCAGCTTCAGTAATGTGAAAATGCCTTGGCACAAAATTACCATTTGGTTGAATAAAGTTTAATTGAGATATACTCTTTAAATGTTGTTTAAATTCTGATAATTTCATTTTTAGTTTTTATAATTTATAATTATTGATCGTAAGCTAAATTTTGTCCTCCTCTCACTGAACTTTGTTGTTCTTCCATAAGATCTTTATACACTCCTTTAAATGATTGTCTTACATCATCATACTTTTCTGCCATTCTAAGAAGAGCAGAAGAAGATCCATCTCTACCAAATGTAAGAGTTTCAGTTGCTAAACTTTTACCCATATTATCTAAAAATATTTTTATACCTTGGTATGCTCTATATGTAGGAGTTTGATACATTTTCTCACATAACTTTAAAGCATTAGATATAAGTTCATCATCAAGACTAAAATCAGCATTCACTTCTTTCAGGATAATATGTTCCTTGTCTTCTTCTGGTACATCAAAGAAAGGATTCATATCTGGGTTGGGACAAGTCATGTAGAATAAATAAGAGTATATCTGTAAATATTCATCTGGATATTCATCCATTATATCTTTAAGAAACTTTAATGTATAACAATGTTCACTAGGAATCACTTTACCATTTTGTACATCAAATAATCTTATCATTATTCATATTTTTTTTAAAAAGTCCATATTACGTTTTGCTCCTTTAGGCCATCTACTTATCTTTGGTTTCCATTCTTCTGGAATTGGTGGTGTTAAACTTTCTCCTGTTGTAGGATTACCATACACTATTAAATCATTTTGATCTACAGTGCGTATAAGTCCTGTATGATATATACGTACAACAAACTGAGGATTAGATGTTACACTTCCACCAATCATAAACATTACAAGACAATCTCCAAGTCCTTTTGCATAAGCATCAAATGGATTATGCAATTCATGTATTGTTTGAGTGATCATAGTTTTTCTTTTGTTTGTCTTAATAAATCTCTACCTCCATTTCTAGATAATCCTCTAAGAACAGATTGGTTTTTTAATTCATCATTGTGTATCCACGTATGCCTATTAAAATGTTTTTCTTTTTCTGTTAAATAACATTTTCTTGCTCTTTCTTGTAGGTCAAGAGTTCCCATTTCAAATTGATCTAGTAACTCTGATAATAGTGGAATGTTGTTAGTTTGATTCTCCATCTTTAAGTTTTTTTAGTTTAACAGTATATGTTTCAACTCCTTCTTGGTCTTCTATCCAATCTTTCCAAGAATAATCATAATCAATCTGTCCTATTCTATTTTGCTTAAGGTCTTTTTTAAATGACTTAAAAAAATCCCACCATCTAATTTTTTTACATGGTTTAGGATCTTTAAGAGTACATAAGAACTTTTCAAGATCTTCTTTTTCTTCTTTTTTAGCTAAGAACTTTTTAATAATGTTCATTACTATTTAGCTTTTATTTTATGTTTATTATCTTCTAACCAATGAATTAGATCTATTGCTTCCTTTTTTAAATAAGGTAGGTCATATTGTACTACATCTGTGACAATAGGATTACCATAAGTATCAAGAGCAGATATAGGATTGTCAAACCTATCCCGTCCTGCCTCCTCAAACAATATGTGATGAATTGTAAGAATACCTGGAATAAGCCTAGGATTATGCTTAAGAATAATAAACAAATACATACTAAGCTGGAGAGCATAGTGATTAAGGTGGCAATCATCAAGATGAGCCACAGGAGAAGACATCTTTTGAGAGATACCTTCCCAGTTAGTAAATCCTTCAACTTTAATTTCTTTATTAGTTTTATAATCAGTGATGTGCACTTTACCATCTATCACTTCTACAAGATCTGACTGCCCACATATACCGGCAGATTTAAAATAGACCATATGTTCTGGATAGACACCATTAGTAAGTTTTTGATTAGGGGAATGTTTAACTCCATCAATTTCAATAGGTTTAAATATAGGAACTGTAGTTCCATGTCTTTCCATATTATCATGTCCACAAATATCATTTTCTCTTTGATTATGATACCATGTACCAAGATCTGTAGCACGTTTAGCTTCTGACTTCCAAGCTTCTTTAATTTCTGTAGGTGTCATTCCATACCACTTACTTTTTTTACTTTTAGCCACTTTAGATGCTATAGTTTCTGCATCAAATGGTTGCTTAAAATTTGATATAAGACTAGTGACACTTAACCAACTTATATCGTCTGCACTTGTGTATTTATGATTATGGGCTGTAAATTTTAATATACTCATAGTCCTAATTTTTCTTTTAGCTGATCTTCTTCTTCTTGTGTAAGTTCTGCTTTCCAATATCCTTTAGGACAATCAGATGATAGAGCTCTTGTCTTTAATGAAAGACTACATCCACATCCTCCTAGTTTTTCATTACAACAAGGCTGTGTTCCTGGAATCATACATCCTACACCCTGCAGATCAAAGAGAGTACACTTATTACAAACTTGCATTCTCTGTTCTGCAATTTCCTCTACATCTTCTTTTTTAAAAATACTATTTGTTAGTCCTTCTAGTATTTGTCCTTTTGACTTCCAGATTTTTATTACATTCGATCTTAGTGACATTGCTACGTTTTTTATGTAGTTTAATAAAATCTTTTCTTTCCTTTTCTTCCTCAATAGTTTTTTTAATTGTTTTCAAATTAAAAAGGTTTTCAACTGTTTTAAATCGTGCAGTCATTTGCTGCATTCCTTTTTGTTTATTATTCTCTTCCCACTTTTCTAACATTCTAATTTTCTCATCTATTTTCCAATGCTTGATTGTAAAATCTCCAAGATTAGTTATATGTAATCTAGGATGCTTTAATGTACCTAAATTTTTTCTAATTTCTTGCCAATAAAATGTAACAATATCTTCTACAGTTTTTTCTGATATTGATAGCTCATTGGCAACCTGTGGTATAAACTCTTTAGCTTTCTTTGGTCTCAACACTTAAAAATTTAAAATCAAGAAAAATGTTTCCTTGTGAATACACTTTAAGATCTGGATTTATAAATATCTTTTTCTTGTTCTTGCCTTCTTTCTTAATCAAGTTTTTCTTTTCAGCTTTAGTGAGACAATTACGTACACTTTGTGTACTAGAAAATATATCTTTAGTATGAGCTTTACTACAAAATGATGTAAGCTCTTGGTCTCCTTCCAGAGCCAAATAAGTTAAACAATCTAAGTCTGCTTCACTAACAGATATTTTATTGAGATAACAATGAGTGAGGATTTGATATTTTACAATATCCCATTTAGTCATCTTCACTCTTTTATTCACTTGGTTTACAATAGCCATTATAATTCTATTTTAAAACTTTTATATTCTTCCTTTGTTCCATTCCAATCTTTATATGTAAGAATTGGAACAGCTCCAAAGTTTTCAAATATTTTCCAGCTAGATCCCTTACGAGCTTCTCCTGTTAAAAACTCAAAATCAGAATTTGTCCCCCACTCTATAGCAAGTCTTACAAGTTC